CGGGCCGGTGAAGTGCGCGCCGCCGGCATCCAGCGACAGGCTGGTACCGCCGACTTGCAGCGTGATGCTCTGGCTGCTCATCGTCAGGCTGGCGGCGCCGACCTTGACGTAGACCTGTTCGCGAGAACCGATAAACGTGGTTGGGCCGTTGACCCAATTGAAGGTGTGGCTGGCGTCGTCGTAGTCGCTCTGGGTGCCGTCCTGATAACGCCGCCGGGTCAGCGTCGGAACACTGGAAACCGGCGGAAAACGATCGCTGTTCAAGCCGAACAAGGCCACCGACTGCGCCCCACCCTCGCCGCCGCCATAGTTGAGCAACAAGCATTGCTCGCCCACTGAGGGGATACGGGTTTCGGTCTGCGCCCCGGCGCTGGGGTTGAAAAACTTGATCGCCGGACTGAGTAAGTCCCCGTGGCTGATCGTGCAGGTATTGCTGGCGGCGTCGACCTCCTGGCACACGCCAATTCGGCAGAAGCTTTCTGCGCGTCGATAGAGATCTTCAAGCTGGGCTTCCATTTCGGCCAGGCGCTCGACGATCGGCCCCAGTTGCATGCGTAGCAATGCATCGAACATGGGCTACTCCTGCAACGGGCGGTATTGGTCGGGATCATCGATGTTCGTGACTTCCCAGGTGCAGGCAAACAGCGGCTTGCCTGTGGGATCTTCGAGCAGCGACGGGCCAAGATAGAGGGTTTGGATGAATGAAACAGTCCAGGTGTCGTAGTCCGTTTCCGCGCTGGTAAGCACGGAAGGTGCCGCGACAATCGCAGTGGGCAGGTCACATTGATCGGGCGGCAGGCCCCAGCGGTTATCCAGGGCCAAGTCCATCAGTTGGCTGGCCAGGTCGCAGGCGTCAAAGGGCGTCGAGCCACTGACGACCGTGACCTTGAGTGAAACCGACAAGGCATGCGCCTTGCGCCCGGCAAGGGAGCGAACACCCGGGCCATTGCGCTCCACGCTGATCAAAATGCCGGTTTTGTCGCCCGTCTCGGAGAAGTCATGGTGATTACCGACCCGTAGTTGTGGGAACGCTCGCTTCAGCGCGTCCCCAATCGCCACAGGCAGTTGGGAAGGTTTTTCGAGAAGTGTCATCTGCTTGCATCCTTGCAGCGCTTACTGCTGATCCGGGCGAGAGTTCGGGGCCTGGTTGACCCCGATGCGCTTGGCCGCCCAGCGTTCATAAAGGCCGATGGCCACGTCCGCACCGGCCATGGCGGTGAGGCAACCAATGGCCCCGGCGGTCCAGATCGACATGCCGGCGGCGTAGCACAGCATCAAGGCCGAGACCCCGCAGACCATGCACGCCCCGGACCGCAGGGCCAGGCGCCGGATCAACGACCAACCGCGGGCGCCCTCCTTGTCGGCGCGCCACATTTCGCCGGACACCCCGCCGATCAGGGCCAGTACGATCACCAGCCAGATAGGCATTTCCGCTAACGCTTGCTGCTCGTTTGTCATGTCACGCCTCCTGGCTGAGCACTACCGGCGCCGGGCCGGCTCTTGGGTAAATCCATTTCGTAGGTAGGCATTCCAAAAAGCCCGGTTGCCCGGGCTTTTCAGTAATGCGGTCCATATTCGATCTTTCGGCGCTACTGGCGCGGTACGGATCTTTCCTCGATGTTTTTCCGACCACGATCCCTGTCTGCCGGATAACTGCTTCTGGTGCTTTACGCTGCACACCCGGGTCAGTTGCCAACCCTCTGAACCGTTATGAGGCCGGTTCATCGCTGCCTGTGTTGGTCATGCTTTGAAACTAAAGAGCGTCGGCATCCTTGCCGGTATTGCCTGGCATCCCTGCCATCGCTCAGATGGCGTCCTTGCCGGTGTTGCGTGCCTTCCTTGTCTTTCCTGGCAGCATCCTTGCCGCCTCCACCAGGCCTTGTTTGGCTGGCTTGAGATGAAGAATAGATATGTATGCATATACAGTCAATGCACAAATGCATTTATTTTTAGCGGATAAATGCATTGGCGCATTTATAGCCTTATAGGACGGGGGTTTGGCGATTTTCTGCAGACGGAAAAAAGCCCGCTCGTTGGCGGGCTTTGTCTTACGCGGGAAGGTTAACGGGCGTACATACCCCACCAAAACACATGACCCAGGATGCTGATCTGCTCATCCTGGATATCCTGGAAGCTGTAGTCTTCATCCGGGTGCTCATCGCGGTTGAAACTGCGCAGGCGGATCCCGGAAGGCAGGCGATAGAGCTGTTTCACGCGCAATTGGCCGTTGTGATTGATGGCATACAAGTCACCATCGACGATATCGCCGATGCCACTCTTGCCCGCGTTCACCCCGACCGTCGCACCGTCGCGCAGCACCGGCAACATGCTGTTGCCGCGCACCGTCACGCACTTGGCCTGGTCGAACTGCACACCGTTATGCCGCAGGCTGCGCTTGCCGAACCGCAGGCTGGCCTTCTCGCTTTCCTCGATGACGAATCTTCCTGATCCAGCAGCCAATTCAACCTCGCGCAGAAAGGGGATCGACACCTCGTCATCATTGACGGGCGTGTCGTCGTCCCACAGGCTTATGTCCTTGAGTTCCGAATGCATCGGGTCGCGCGCGTCATCGCGCAAAGCGCCCATCGCCGCGCGCCCGCGCAGGTAATCGGTGCTGACACGGAAGTACTCGGCAATACGGGAGATGTGCTTGTCCGACGGATCAACGATCTTGCCGCTGAGGATCCGGGACAGCGTGGATTGTGGCACGCCGGTGCGCCGGTAAAGCTCCGTGGGGGAGATCCGGTCGCGGTCCAGCAATTCTCTTAAGACGATAGAAACGTTGCGTTTTTGCATAACGAGGATAGTGACGGGAGTTTTTTGGCTTGGCAAATGCTAATTTGCATTTTTTATGCATACTATCACGCACTATGACAACCAAATCCTCCGTCCACGCATCCCGCGCCGAGTACGCCCGACGCATGAACCGCGTACTCAACTACATCGATACCCACCTGGATACCCCCTTGGAGGGTGCCCGGTTGGCCGATATCGCCAACTTTTCGCGCTTCCATTTTCATCGGATTTTCGCGGCGTGGATGGGCGAGACATTGGGCAGCTATGTCCGCCGGCGGCGACTGGAGAAGGCAGCGTTCCGCCTGTCCTGCGGCAACCACGAAACCGTACTCGAAACAGCATTGGCCAGCGGTTTCAACTCGGGCGAAGCATTCGCACGGGCCTTCAAACTACAGTTTGGCTGCACGCCATCCGAGTGGCGCACCAACACACCGCAGCGACTGGCAGCACAGGCGGCAGCCATCGGCCCGCGGCCGGGTGCGCAGCAGAGCAATCCTGATCAGGTCTTCGGCAATGCCCATCAGGCACATGAGCGTACGTTCGACGACGCTGGGCTCTCTTCTCCTTCAACGAAAGAGCCCACCATGGACGTACGCATCATTGATTTACCCAAGGTACGCGTTGCCTACCAACGCCTGATCGGCCCCTATGGCCCCGCAATCGGCCATTTCTGGCGCGGGACCATGGCGCCGTGGATGCACTCCAATGGCCTCGGCGATGAACGGTGTTACGGCATAGGGTATGACGATCCATCCATCACGCCCCCGAACAAGTGCCGCTACGATGCTTGCGTTGAAGTGCCAGCCTCTTTTGTAACCAGCGCCCAGGCAGACATTCAGACCCTGCCGGGCGGCCGCTATGCCGTAGCGAGCTTCAAAGGGAAAACAGAAAAAATAGCCGATGCCTGGATGTGGCTGACGCGAGAATGGATGCCTTCCAGCGGTCTGCAATGCGATGACCGACCATGTTTCGAGATGTTCTTTGCGGCAACCGCAACCGATTCGGACACCGGTGAGTTCATCTGCGACATCTGCATCCCTGTGCGGTCGCTGTAATACAAAGGCATCAAAGATACCGGCGGCGCGTTTACTTGCAGTTAAGTAAATGCACCGCCGGCTTTTGCGTTTTACCTATCCGTTTGCGACCTGCGAAGCTCCGACCTCGCATGTTAACCTTGCGCCCATCGCAAAATCGCAGGGCGGAATGCCCCACATTTGCCCCACTCCTTTCAACGAATTTGCCTACGACCAATGAGTAAAACCACTTCAGACCTGTCCTCCCACACCCCGATGATGCAGCAGTACTGGCGCCTCAAGAACCAGCACCCTGATCAGTTGATGTTCTACCGCATGGGCGACTTCTACGAGATCTTCTACGAAGACGCGAAGAAGGCCGCCAAGCTGCTGGACATCACCCTGACCGCGCGCGGGCAATCGGCGGGGCAGTCGATTCCGATGTGTGGGATTCCTTACCATTCGTTGGAGGGTTACCTGGTCAAGCTGGTGAAGCTGGGCGAGTCGGTGGTGATCTGTGAGCAGATCGGCGACCCGGCGACCAGCAAGGGGCCGGTTGAACGCCAGGTGGTGCGAATTATTACGCCGGGAACGGTGAGTGATGAGGCGCTGCTGGATGAGCGTCGCGATAACCTGATTGCCGCCGTGTTGGGCGATGAGCGTCTGTTTGGCCTGTCGGTACTGGATATCACCAGCGGCAACTTCAGCGTGTTGGAGATCAAGGGCTGGGAGAACCTGCTGGCGGAGCTGGAACGCATCAACCCAGTGGAGCTGTTGATCCCGGATGATTGGCCAAAGGATCTGCCGGCAGAAAAACGTCGTGGGGCCAAGCGCCGTGCGCCGTGGGATTTCGAGCGTGATTCGGCGCTGAAAAGTCTGTGCCAGCAGTTCTCCGTACAGGACCTCAAAGGCTTCGGGTGCGAGACCCTGACCCTGGCCATCGGCGCCGCCGGTTGCCTGCTTGGCTACGCCAAGGAAACCCAGCGCACCGCCCTGCCGCACTTGCGCAGCCTGCGTCATGAGCGTCTGGACGATACCGTGGTGCTCGATGGCGCCAGCCGTCGCAACCTGGAGTTGGACACCAACCTGGCCGGTGGTCGCGATAACACCTTGCAATCGGTGGTCGATCGCTGCCAGACGGCCATGGGCAGCCGCCTGCTGACCCGCTGGCTGAACCGTCCGCTGCGGGACCTGACTGTGCTGCAAGCACGCCAGACGTCCATTACCTGCCTGCTGGACGGCTATCGCTTTGAAAAGCTGCAGCCACAGTTGAAGGAAATCGGCGATATCGAGCGCATCCTGGCGCGGATCGGCCTGCGTAACGCACGACCCCGTGACCTGGCGCGCCTGCGCGATGCCCTCGGTGCCCTGCCGCAACTGCAGGTGGCGATGACCGAGCTGGATACGCCGCACCTGCAACAGCTTGCAACTACAGCCGGGACTTACCCGGAGCTGGCGGCCTTGCTGGAAAAAGCCATCATCGACAACCCGCCGGCGATCATCCGTGATGGCGGCGTACTCAAGACCGGTTACGACAGCGAGCTGGACGAACTGCAGTCCCTGAGCGAAAACGCCGGGCAGTTCCTGATCGACCTGGAAGCCCGCGAAAAAGCCCGCACCGGTCTGGCCAACCTGAAAGTCGGCTACAACCGTGTGCATGGCTACTTTATTGAGTTGCCCAGCAAGCAGGCCGAATCGGCGCCGATCGATTATCAACGTCGCCAGACCCTCAAAGGCGCCGAACGGTTTATCACCCCGGAGCTGAAAGAATTCGAAGACAAGGCACTGTCGGCCAAGAGCCGCGCCCTGGCTCGAGAGAAGATGCTCTATGAGAATCTGCTGGAGGACTTGATCAGCCAATTGGCACCGCTGCAGGACACTGCCGCAGCGCTGGCCGAACTGGACGTGCTGAGCAACCTCGCCGAGCGTGCGCTGAACCTTGATCTGAACTGCCCGCGTTTTGTCAGCGAGCCGTGCATGCGCATCGTGCAAGGTCGTCACCCGGTTGTAGAACAGGTGCTGACCACGCCGTTCGTTGCCAACGACCTGTCCCTGGACGACGATACCCGTATGTTGGTGATCACCGGTCCGAACATGGGCGGTAAATCCACCTACATGCGTCAGACCGCTTTGATCGTGCTGTTGGCGCATATCGGCAGCTTTGTGCCGGCGGCCAGTTGCGAGCTGTCCCTGGTGGACCGCATTTTCACCCGCATCGGTTCCAGCGATGACCTGGCCGGTGGGCGCTCGACCTTTATGGTGGAAATGAGCGAAACCGCCAACATCCTGCATAACGCTACCGAACGCAGCCTGGTGCTGATGGACGAAGTGGGTCGCGGCACCAGCACCTTCGACGGTTTGTCCCTGGCCTGGGCGGCAGCCGAACGCCTGGCGCACCTGCGTGCCTACACGCTGTTTGCCACGCACTATTTCGAGCTGACGGTGTTGCCGGAAAGCGAGCCGCTGGTAGCCAACGTGCACCTGAACGCCACCGAGCACAACGAGCGCATCGTGTTCCTGCACCACGTGCTGCCAGGGCCCGCCAGCCAGAGCTACGGCCTGGCCGTGGCGCAACTGGCGGGGGTGCCGAACGATGTGATCATTCGCGCTCGCGAGCACCTCAGCCGCCTGGAAACCACGGCCCTGCCCCATGAGACGGTGGTCCCCAGCCCTGCCAAAGCCGCCAGCAAACCGGCTGCGCCGCACCAGAGCGACATGTTTGCCAGCCTGCCCCATCCGGTGCTGGATGAATTGGCTAAGCTTGACTTGGACGGCTTGACGCCGCGAAAAGCGCTCGAAATGTTATATGCACTGCAAGTTCGGATATAACGCACACGCTTGCAAGCTGGTAGACTCTCGCGCGGTTTGGGATGCTGCAGGCTATTAGCCTGGCCTGCAGACTATCGCTCCCAAACCTCGCGAGCCCTGCCACAAAGGGTTTCGCTGCCGCCGCCTGAGGAGAAAATTAGAAATGACCTTCGTCGTCACCGACAACTGCATCAAGTGCAAGTACACCGACTGCGTAGAAGTCTGTCCGGTG